TGAAATAAAAACATAGATAATTGATTTCTCACTATAAAAACAGCGAGTTTAACATCCAACTCTGACAACTCCCAAGAATCACAAGGGAGCCCGAGTCCTCCAAACATCTTAGGTAAATACCAAGAGCCTGGGAATGTCTTCAATCGTTCAAATGTTCATCACGAAAAAGTCTCCGCAATCTTAATAAAAATTGACCACTAAATCCTTTTTCGAATTCTTTAGCACAATCACCAAGTGATCGACCGAAACCAAATAACGGTTCTAGGTCGTCTGACTTCAACCTACTAACACCTCCTGATCGTTTAAGACCAGAAAGTAATCCCATATTAACAAAGGGGACCTCCGCAAACATTCGGGGGACTGTGGTCTCATCAAGAGTACCACTCCTATCCCAAAAATACTTGGAACCATCCTTATTGTAATAATAGTAAGTCGAATTAATAACGGCGAAGTCGTTGGAAAAATAGTTCTTTCCGACCGACGGAACAAGTCCACCAGCCTGAGTAACTTCTTTCCAAACTTCATACGTTGATGCATCACAGTAAAATAATGCATCATCTCCATTAAATAACATCTCCGTTAACATCCGATTCCTTCTATAACCATCACCTAATTCCAGCGAGTGACGAGTCAAAGCAGCATTCACCAAACAAAGTATTGGAAAACTTGTCGGTGAACCCATCAACTGACCCCACTTTTGCGGAACCATATCATAATCAAAACGTATCTCTAATTCCCCTTTTTCGTTTGTCTTCTCTCGCCAATCACGTCCGACGGCAATTTCGTGACCAACAAGTGATCGAATAAAAGCATCACGAGTACGATCATCAAAGTCCAAAATCACACAAATCTCATCAACCGCTGCAACAGACAACATAGGATCCAATAGGTCGGTAGCTGACTTATAATCAGCACTAACCCATTTACATCCTTCCGGCAGACCTTTACAAAAGGTCTGCGATAAAATATCTTCGTCGCAAGGGCTCCCGATTAAACTAAATGCGGGGTGTGACTTAACTATCTTCCAAACAAGCTGCTGCACTGGCTTCAAAAACCAATACAGTTCAGCGGGGCCTTTTGATATTGTTCTAATCTTCAATGGCTCAGCAAGGGCCACAGGCTTGACTCGGCTTTCCGACAAATCGAAACTGGCCGTTACGCAATCCCACCTTCTCCGACACCATTCGTCTAAAAGACGAAAGTCCCACCATTCCTTCTGAATACACTCCTCTTCCCATACATATAATGTAGGAGAGGGCTGTCCGTCGACCGGCAAGGGCATCTGTCCGTTACTCATAAATTCTTTCATTCTAATTATCTTTTCCTGACCGCCGATAGCTCGAGAGCCATCAACGCCGTCAGAGATATTACAATGAGAATTGTAACGAACAATATGACCAAACCCGCCTCCGTCCTTAATTCCAGACTGGAACGTGGCACGAAGTGATGGAACAGGGAAAAATGAACTCTTGTCCACTTTCTCCACACCGGAAAATACTTCTCTAACAGTACGTCTAACCTGATCACACAACTGATCAATGGTACGTCCCTCCTTATCGGAACGTGACTGCCTTTCGACAGTAAGAGCTTTACCGTAATTGAACTCAGCAAGTTTCAACATCCGCTTAGAAGGTCTTGGAAGACCTTTCTTAAGCATTAATATTGATGTTGCAAAACTCCTGGCCAGACGACAACTTCTCTGGCAACAGTTACTATGTCCAACCCGACAGGCCTGCAAGACTAATGCCTGTCGTCGAGAAAAACTATAGAATTTTCCACCAATCAACCCAAGGGCCGACTCGGTAGAACAACTCTCCGGGCGCTTCGGAAGGTCCTGATCACTCAGGAATGCAAAGAAAGCGGTCGTTTTCCACTTCCAATACTCCAACAAACCTTCCAAGCCAAGCTTCTCAAACAATGTCTGAGAACTACGTAGTGCTCGGGCCAAAGCATCAACATCCGCACTATCAGTCAAATTCATATATAAATCAAATACACGAATCAAACAGATAAAACAGTTGAAGACGTTTGGATCCACCTGTCCTACAGTAAGAAGAGCAACTCTTGATAAATCACGAGCTCTTTTATCACTACCATATACAGGATCATCGTCTCCACGATCTGAAAATATCAGAGGGCGTAGAGCACAACGTGCTTGCGTCGTAGTCATCCGAAAATCACTGGGCTTTCCAGTTG